TTAATATTTGAAATGTATTTCATTGATTTTAACTGTATTAATATTACCTTCTTTATTTAACCTTCGAGGGATAAAATCTATTTTAATTAAATCGACGGTGCTTGTAATTAATTCCTCTTTGTTTTCTGCAGTCGCCATTTTAAAGCCTTTGATTAATAAATTTTTAACTGACCTAATTTGTTGTTCATTTAATTCTATATTAATTCGAGGGCTTTCTTTTTCTTCAATATCTTTCAATAACTTATCTGTTTCGTCCATTAATACAAAATATTCTTCATCTTTGATATATCCTAATGACCAAGCGCGGGTATAATTTGCGCGTTGCTCTAATATTTTTTCTTTATTATTTTCAATATCATAATCTTTTGGTTTAGGTATATTTACCATGAAGTTATCTGTTCCTTTTTTTAGTAAAGTATTGATGAACTCTCTTTCAATCTCGCTTTCGTTGAATGAAACATCTTTAACTTCTTTGTTTTTATGACATGTTGCACAAGTATAACGTCTAACTTCATAAGATCCTCCATTAGCACGTTTTTGTATCGAGCTAACTAGGTAGAGTTTGTTTTGACATTGCGGACACTCTATAACACCTCTAAATATAGAATTATGTTTTGTTTTAGATTTATGTGTCCTTTTATCAATAATATCAAGCATCTTTGAATGTTCATCTTCGCTTATGATTGGCTCATGCGTGTTCTTTATTAGTAAATCTCCATGTTTGGTATGTCCTCGCAAAATCGGGTTTCTCATCCACCCAAGTACTGTCTTCCTGTTCCATTTTGTTATACCAGGTGGTTTCTTCTTGCTTTCTAACAGCCTAACAACTTCATTAGCGCTCTTACCGCTCAGTAACTTATCCACTATGAAACGAATATATTCGGCGTATTGATTAGGTTTTAATTTTTGATCTACTAAGTCATAACAAAAAGGTTGAACTTTAATATACTTACCACTTCTAACTGCTGCACGAGCTCCTATTAAAGAGCGCTCTCGTATTGTCTCACGCTCCCATTCTGCCATTGCACCAACCATTGTTATAAATAACTTGCCTATAGCAGAAGTTGTGTCAAATAACTCTGTTGCGCTTTTAAAAGCTATATTGTTTTTTTCGAAAACCTCTAACATTTCCAGTAAGTCTCTAACATTACGTGTTAATCTGTCCAATTTGTATACTAGTACTAAATCGAATTCTTCTAATCTATCAAACAACTTTTGTAATGATGGTCTTTTCATTGAACCGCCAGAAACGCCTGGGTCTGAAAATACTTCGTATCGATCCCAGTCGTTAACTTCACAAAATGAAATTAACTTTCTTTTTTGTTCGTGGATAGAATACCCTTCATTTGCCTGTTCAGCGCTTGAAACTCTAGTGTAAATTGCTACTTTCATGTGTTCCCTCCTCAAAATTGGCAAAAAATAATAAGGGTAGGCGAGCTACCCGAAATTTCGCATTATAGATAGGTTAGTGACAAAATACATTTTTCGTCTAGGTTAACCGTACCTCTTAGATTATTAATATTTTCATTTAGATGTTTTTCAGAAACTTTAGCAACTTCATAATCGTTCATGTAAAGTGTTTGTTTTTTTATTGCATAATTAATTAATTCATAATCTTTGTATACTTCTTTCACTTTATCTATATCAACATTTTCAAGAACAAGTTTTTTTCTGTTATTATAATTAAAGTATTCCATTGTTTTCCTCCTATAATAGCTTATCTGCGATCATCACAGCTAATAAATCGTTTTGTCTTATTGCTTCTAATTTTAAGTTGAATATTTGTGTGACGTATTTATCTGAGTTTCTAGGTACTTTATTAATTGTTTTAGAAAAGTTGTTTAACCATTCGATTTTATCTTCATATTTCATTTTACTATTTGCAAAATTCTTTTTTTGACCGTGTCTTAAAAGTCTAGTTGTATATTTCCCGGCAAGTTGGTGTCTTTTTTCTTGGTTTTTATAAATTGGACTTTTATAAATAGCTTTATAAATTTCGTTTATAGTAGCAAAATATTGATTTCCTGTACTTTTATTTACAGACAAATGATTGCTAGACTCGAAATCGTTGACTACAATATAGTATTCATAGTCGGTTTTTATCGAGTAATTTTTCGAATTCATCAAAAATTCTATAGTAAATAATTGGTCTTCAGCAGTTTTAGAGAATGTTTTGAATTTTATCTTGTTTTTATCTATAACACTTTTTTTAAACATTTTTAGTACTGATAAAGCATAAAAAATACTATTATCAATAATATCAGCTTTCGCTACATTTCCTTTCTCAAATATAGCTTTAGGAACACTTCTTCCTTTACCTTCAACTCCATATTTTCCAATTATTAAATCGCTATTATTTTCTTTGCCGTAATTATATAAATCTTCTAGTGCTCTTTCGTGGAGTAAATCATCAGAATCTAAAAAGAATACATATTCAGCTTTACTCATTTTTAAGCCTGTATTTCTAGGTACGCTAGCATTTCCACTATTCTTTTTTAACTGTTTAAAACGGACTAATCCTTTATATTTTTTTATAACATTCAGAGTCTCGCCATTGTCATTTGAATGATCATCAATAATAATTAATTCGTAATCAGTACTCTTCATTGTTTGATTTAATACAGAACTAATGGTTCTATGTAATTTTTCGCCGTTATTGAATGTTGGCATTATAACACTTACTTTTTTCATTTTCATTTCTCCTTTGCTTACTTTATATATTAAAGCGCCACATAGGCGCTATTAATCAAAAATACGATAGTTATAAATAACTTTGCCTATCACTTCGATTTCATCAATAGAATCTAAATCGTAAGAATTAGTTTTAAATTCATCTGAATAGCTTACTGGGTCTAAATGTAGTTTTGTTTCAGTACGTCTCACACGCTTAACTGTATATTCACCACCTAGACGTAATACAAGGATGTCATTGCTGTTAAGTTTATGATCACAAGACTTTCTATAATCATGGACAATTATATAAGAACCGTTAGCGAGTATTTTATTCATACTATCACCATTTATTTTTAGTGCTATACATTCGCTAGGTTTACGACCGTTAAAAGCAAATGGTGGAACTTTTAATTTTTCGTTATCAATTGCAACTTCCTCGAAATTTCCAGCAGAAACTTTACCGAAATACGGAACCTCGATTTCGCTATCAAATTCTGGTAAAACAATTTCTTCAATTTCTCCTAAGAGATAACCTTTAGAAACATTGAACAAACTTGAAATTTTTTCGACCATACCCATTCTAGGTTCAGTTCTTCCACTTTCCCACATTCTTATAGTACCTTCGGAAACATCTAATTTTTTAGCCATCTCAACTTTAGACAATCTATTGTTCAATCTGATTTCTTTTATGGAATTTTTGAAAGCCATTTTGTTTTCCTTCCTTATATATAATGTTTTTTACACTTTTATTATACTATGAAAAATCGTAATTGCAACCCTTAAAATACGATTTAACAAAATAAAAATACGTAATTTTTAAAAATAATTACGAAAAACACTTGAAATCGTATTTTAATTACGATATACTTTAGTCAGAACTTAACAAGGAGGCAAAAAAATGAACTACATCAAACATAGTTTGAAATTAGATGAATGGCGAAAACGAAAAGGTTACACCCAGTCATCTTTCGCAGAAAAACTTGGCATTTCGCCGTCTACTTATAACATTTGGGAAAACAACCCAGAAATGATTAAACCTAGAGATGCTTTTAGAATTGCTAAGGCATTAGATATCTCTATTGATGAGATTATTTTTTTAAAAGATGAATCGTATTTTAAATACGTTTTAGTCGAATAAAAACAAACAACTTAATAGGAGGAACTACAAATGTTACAAAAATTTAGAATCGCTAAAGAAAAAAGTAAATTAAAACTCAATTTACTAAAACATGCAAACAGTAATTTAGAAACAAGAAACAACCCTGAACTGTTGCGAGCAGTTGCAGAGTTGCTTAAAGAGATTAATCGATAAATTAGAGAACTAATCATCGTTTCAGTTCTCGTCATCTAAGTAATTAGCAATTACGTAAAGTGTTAAAAGAGTTGCTATTACATTAAAAAACATAAAGTAGTTCACATATTGGTCAAGTATCGTTCTAACCATAACCGGAGATGTTACTCCGATAGCAGAACCGACAGAAACCTTTTTTATAAATTTTGCAGAAGGAGAAATAAAAATATGATTGAGCGATTCATTGAATACACTATTGTATTTCTTAGTATTTACGTCATCTATTGGATGGGCAGAATCGACGGTTTTACCAAGAACAGGGACATCGACAGTATCGACAAAAGAATTTCTCAAATGAGTGCTAACTTTGCGGACTTCATCCTCCGGAAAGCTGTTAGAACTTATGAATTCATCAAGAATTTTTTCAGAAAATAAATTAGTTTTGAACATTGGATGATTCTTAGTTACTCGATGCATATAGGAAGCCCAATCAGATAATTTCGATTGGTTGATTCTAAGATCATTCATAGTATTTACGACTTTAGCGTAAGTTTCAATAGGCAACTTAGACAAGATGGCTTGATTTTTCTTTATTAAATCTAATTGTCGTTGAGTGAGATTTATATTATCCATACTTATCACCTCCTTAGGTTGATAACAACATTATACATGAAAGGAGCATAAACAATATGCAAGCATTACAAACATTTAATTTTGAAGAATTACCAGTAAGGACATTAGAGGTTGACGGAGAACCATATTTTATAGGAAAAGATGTTGCTGACATTTTAGGTTACGCAAACGGACGAGATGCTTTGTCAAAACATGTTGATGCAGAAGATAAGCTGACGTCGCAAATCGCGACGGCAGGTCAAAACAGAAATGTAACGATCATCAACGAATCTGGATTATATAGTTTAATCTTTTCTAGCAAATTAGAAAATGCGAAACGATTCAAACGCTGGGTAACTTCGGAAGTTTTACCAACGTTAAGAAAAACCGGAGCGTACCAAGTACCTAGCGACCCGATGCAAGCATTGAGATTAATGTTTGAAGCTACAGAACAAACAAAACAAGAAATTAAAAATGTGAAAGATGATGTTATCGATTTGAAAGAAAATCAAAAACTGGATGCAGGAGACTACAATTTCTTAACTAGAACTATCAATCAAAGAGTAGCACATATCCAAAGGCTACATGCGATAACAAACCAAAAACAACGTAGCGAATTATTCAGGGATATTAATTCAGAAGTGAAAAAGATGACTGGCGCGAGTTCAAGAACGAACGTAAGACAAAAACATTTCGATGATGTAATTGAAATGATTGCTAATTGGTTCCCGTCACAAGCTACTTTATACAGAATTAAGCAAATTGAAATGAAATTTGAAAATGGAATATAGGAGGGCTTAAAAATGAGTGAAGAAATGGCGACTTATTGGTTTAACAAAATGTACGAGCTCGGAATTATCCATGAAGTATTAAGGCAGGAGGGAGTTATCAAATGAGTAAAACTTATAAAAGCTACTTAATAGCAGTACTGTGCTTTACAGTCTTAGCGATTGTACTCATGCCGTTTCTATACTTCACTACAGCGTGGTCAATTGCAGGATTCGCAAGTATCGCAACATTCATATTCTATAAAGAATACTTTTATGAAGAATAAAAAAACTGCTACTTGCGCCAACGAGTAACAGAAAAGTATTTAAGAAATAAAATTCAAGTTAAATATAAAACGAAAAACGGAGGAAGTCAAGATGTATTACGAAATAGGCGATGTATGTCAGAAGGTAATTAATGTAGACGGATTTGATTTTAAATTAGCAGTTAAGAAGAAGGACCACAGCATTCTGGTGAATATCTTAGATTTAGAAGATAAGTTTATCGACGGCATAAACATAACTAATGAGAACGATCTATACACAGCATTAGACATATTAAATCAATCTATTTACGAATGGATTGAAGAAAATGCAGATGATTATGACAGACTAATTAACTTAGTCATGAAATGGTAGGTGCGATATGAAACCACATAAATTTAAACGAATGGCAATTGACTTAATAGAACGTGTACAAAGCACTTCTTATCAAGTTGATTATAAGTACAACGTTATATGGGTCTGGCACTACAGCGATGACTATTTAGGAAAAGTCGCATCAATAAATATGCACAACAATGTAGATGACGATAACACAATATTGGCTAGATACGAGAAAGCTAAAAAGATGCTAGCGGGGGAGGTGTTAAGCGATGTCTAATCTATATGAGTTATCAGAAGCATTTAAAGAGTTGTCTAATCAAGATGAATTAGATCCAACATTATTAAAAGACACATTAGATTCTATTCAAGCAGAAATGAATGTCAAAGTAGATAACATTGTCAATTGGAGACGTGAAACTTTAGGTGACATAGATGTCATAGATAAAGAGATTAAACGACTTCAAAATTTAAAAAAACAAAAACAAAATTTAACTGATCGATTAAGAGATTACTTAAAAGAAATGTTAGAAACACAAGAAGTAGATAGTTACCGCACAGCTACTAATCATATTTTTAAACGCAAAAACGGAGCTAGTAAAAATATTATCGATGAAAAACTTATTCCAAAGGATTATTGGCTATCACAAGCCCCGAAACTTAATTCTAAGCAACTAATCGATGATTTGAAAGCTGGGAAAGATATTCCTGGCGTTGAATTAAAGGTAACAGAAAGTCTGGTGATTAAGTGATGAATAAATCAGAAACAGTTGTTGAAATAAATAAAGCTATGGTTGCATTTCGCAAGGAAGTAAAACAACCGCTCAAAGATAAAAACAATCCATTTTTTAAATCAAAATACGTACCTCTTGAGAACGTTGTAGAAGCCATTGACAAGGCCGCAACACCTCATGGACTGTCTTATACTCAATGGGCTTTGAACGATGTAGACGGGCGCGTAGGAGTCGCTACAATGCTTATGCATGAAAGCGGTGAATATATCGAGTATGATCCTGTATTTATGAATGCAGAAAAGAATACGCCACAAGGAGCAGGCTCGTTAATAAGTTATCTTAAACGTTATTCGCTATCTGCGATTTTCGGTATTACTAGTGACCAAGACGATGACGGAAATGAAGCAAGTGGAAAAAATAATAATCCAAAACAGCAAACTAGAACGCAATGGGCAAGTAGCGAAACTATAGGGATTTTAAAGAAAGAGGTTATAAGTTTCACTAAATTGATAAAGGGCACGGATAAAGAAGCGCCACAAAATATAGTAGAACAAAAATTCGACATAAATAACTATAAATTAACAGAAAAACAAGCAGCAGAAGCTATTCAAAAAATACGAAATAACGCAAAAACAATTACTGGAGGAAAACGATAATGTTAAACAGAGTAGTTTTAGTAGGACGCTTAACAAAAGACCCAGAATTCAGAACAACGCCAAACGGTGTAAGTGTAGCTACTTTCACTCTTGCAGTCAATAGAACATTCACAAACGCACAAGGAGAACGTGAGGCAGATTTTATTAATTGTGTAACTTTTAGAAAACAAGCAGATAACGTGAATAACTATTTATCCAAAGGATCATTAGCTGGTGTTGACGGACGCCTACAATCACGTAGTTATGAAAATCAAGAAGGTCGTCGTGTATTCGTTACCGAAGTTGTATGTGACAGTGTCCAATTCCTAGAACCGAAGAATAACAACCAACAACCAAACAACAATTATCATCAACAAAGACAAACTCAAACTGGTAATAATCCTTTTGATAATACCATTGCGATTACTGATGATGACTTACCGTTCTGATTGGAATGATTAAATGCCGAAAATTACTAGTTATATCACTCAAGATGACGGTACAACAACAGTTGTCATCTCGGGTGTTGAATTAGGTAATAAAGAAACATTACTACTTGATAACGGGTTTGATGTGGAAGTCGATGTGAGCGTCATAGATCCGTTTCAAATTACCGGCAAGCAACGACGAAAAATATTCGCGCTTGTCAAAGACATAGAAGAATATACAGGTCAACCAATGGACTATATGCGACATATGTTCATCGAGTATGTAAGGACTTACTACGGCTATGATGAACGTATTTCACTAAGTAATTGTACGAGAACACAAGCAAGTCAAATCATTGAAGCAACGCTTGACTGGACGTTTTACAATGACATACCACTTAGCTACAAAACGAGTAATCTACTGAAACAAGATAAATCATTCTTATACTGGTCAACTGTTAACCGCAACTGTGTAATATGCGGAAAGCCTCGCGCAGACCTAGCGCATTATGAAGCAGTCGGCAGAGGCATGAACAGAAACAAAATGAATCACTACGACAAACATGTATTAGCGCTATGTCGCGAACATCATAACGAGCAACGTGCGATTGGCGTTAAGTCGTTTGATGATAAATATCACTTGCATGACTCGTGGATAAAAGTTGATGAGAGGCTCAATAAAATGTTGAAAGGAGAAGACAATGGGAGAAGTATCGTGGATAAAACTTAAAGTTGGCATGTTTGATGACAGCAAAATCAAATATATCGAAGCCTTACCCGAAAGAGATACGATCATAACTATTTGGGTTAAGTTGCTAACTTTATCAGGAAAGTACAATGAACAAGGTTATATTATGCTATCCGAAAACTTGCCGTACAACGAAGAAATGTTAGCAAATGAATTTAATAGACCTATTAACTCAATAAGGTTAGCAATTCAAACTTTTGAGACATTGGGCATGATTGAAAAAGTTAATGGTGTCATAAAAGTGACAAACTGGGAGAAGCATCAAAGCTTAGATAGCAAAGCTAAGCATAAAGAAAAAAATAAATTGCGACAACAACGCTATCGTGAGAAACAGAAAAAGTTACTAGAAGCAAAACGTAACGTTACCGTAACGTTACGTAACGATACAGAAGAAGAAGAAGAAAGAGAAGAAGAAAGAGAAGGAGAAAAAGAAGAAGAATATAAGAATAAAGAAGAAGAAAGAGAAGCCGTCTTCTCATCTTCAATAAAATATATAATTGCAAATTTGGATGATAAGTTAACACCTAATCAAATGGAACAATTAGGGTTTGCTATTGATGATATAGGTACAAACGCTTTTGAAGTTGTAAAAGTAGGTGTTGAGTACACTAAAAGCAAAAGTGCGCATGGTGGCTATTTAATTAAAGTTTTAAACAACTGGGCTAAAGAGAATGTCAAAACAAAAGAAGATGCAGAAAATAAAATAGCACCTAGAAAAAATACTACTGATGATGTCATTGCACAAATGGAAAAAGAATTGAGTGATGACTAATGCCGATGAGCAAAACACAAGCATTAGAAATTATTAAAAAAGTTAGGTACGTATACAACATTGATTTTGATAAACCGAAGTTAGAAATGTGGATTGATGTATTAAGTCAAAATGGAGATTATCAACCAACTGTAAAAGCGGTAGATGTTTATATCAACAGTAACAACCCGTACCCGCCTAACTTACCAGCAATCATGCGTAAGGAACCTAAAAAAGTATCTATCGAGCCAGTAGATAACGAAACCGCTACACACCAATGGAAAATGCAGAATGACCCCGAATATGTCAGACAAAGAAAAATAGCGCTAGATAAGTTCATGAATAAGTTGGCAGAATTTGGGGGCGAAAACGAATGAATTACGGACAATTCGAAATTGAAAGTACAATAATCGCTACGCTACTTAAACAACCGGACGTATTAGAAAAGATAAGAGTTAAAGATTACATGTTTACGAACGAAAAGTTTAAAACCTTTTTCAATTATGTAATGGACGTCGGAAAGATAGATCATCAAGAAATCTATTTAAAAGCAACTAAAGATAAAGAATTTTTAGATGCAGATACTATAACTAAACTTTACAACTCCGATTTCATTGGATACGGCTTCTTTGAACGTTATCAACAAGAATTATTGGAAAGTTATCAGCTCAACAAAGCTAACGAATTAGTAACTGAGTTCAAACAACAACCTACGAACCAAAACTTTAATAACTTGATTGATGAACTCAAGGATTTAAAAACCATTACTAACAGAAAAGAAGACGGAACCAAGAAGTTTGTTGAGGAGTTTGTCGATGAGTTATACAGCGATAGCCCTAAGAAGCAAATTAAGACGGGTTATAAGCTCATGGATTACAAAATAGGGGGATTGGAGCCGTCGCAATTAATCGTCATCGCAGCGCGTCCCTCAGTGGGTAAGACAGGTTTTGCATTAAACATGATGCTGAACATAGCACAAAATGGATACAAAACATCTTTCTTTAGTCTCGAAACAACTGGCACATCAGTATTGAAACGTATGTTATCAACAATTACTGGTATTGAGTTAACAAAGATAAAAGAAATCAGGAACTTAACGCCGGATGACTTAACAAAGTTAACGAATGCGATGGATAAAATCATGAAATTAGGCATCGATATTTCTGATAAAAGTAATATCACACCGCAAGATGTGCGAGCGCAAGCAATGAGGCATTCAGACAGGCAACAAGTTATTTTTATAGATTATCTTCAACTGATGGATACTGATGCGAAAGTTGATAGACGTGTAGCAGTAGAAAAGATATCACGTGACTTAAAGATAATCGCTAACGAGACAGGCGCAATCATCGTACTACTTTCACAACTGAATCGTGGTGTCGAGTCTAGACAGGATAAAAGACCAATGCTATCGGACATGAAAGAATCAGGCGGAATAGAAGCAGATGCGAGTTTAGCGATGCTACTTTACCGTGATGATTATTATAACCGTGACGAAGATGACAGTATCACTGGCAAATCTATTGTTGAATGTAACATAGCCAAAAACAAAGACGGCGAAACCGGAATAATTGAATTTGAGTATTACAAGAAGACGCAGAGGTTTTTCACATGAATATAATGCAATTCAAAAGCTTATTGAAATCGATGTATGAAGAGACAAAGCAAAGCGACCCGATTGTAGCAAATGTATATATCGAGACTGGTTGGGCAGTCAACAGATTGTTAGACAATAACGAGTTATCGCCTTTCGATGATTACGACAGAGTTGAAGAGAAAATTATGAATGAAATCAATTGGAAGAAAACGCACATTAAGGAGTGTTAAAAATGCCGAAAGAAAAATATTACTTATACCGAGAAGATGGCACGGAAGATATTAAGGTCATCAAGTATAAAGACAACGTAAATGAAGTTTATTCGCTCACAGGAGCCCATTTCAGCGACGAAAAGAAAATCATGACTGATAGTGACCTAAAACGATTCAAAGGCGCTCACGGACTTCTATATGAGCAAGAGCTAGGTTTACAAGCAACGATATTTGATATTTAGAGGTGGACGATGAGTAAATACAACGCTAAGAAAGTTGAGTACAAAGGAATTGTATTTGATAGCAAAGTAGAGTGTGAATATTACCAATATTTAGAAAGTAATATGAATGGCACTAACTATGATCGTATCGAAATACAACCGAAATTCGAACTACAACCTAAATTTGGGAAACAAAGACCGATTACGTATATAGCTGATTTCTCTTTGTGGAAGGATGGCAAACTGGTCGAAGTTTTAGATGTTAAAGGTAAGGCGACTGAAGTTGCCAACATCAAAGCGAAGATATTCAGATATCAGTATAGAGATGTGAATTTAACGTGGATATGTAAAGCACCTAAGTACACAGGCAAAACATGGATTACTTACGAGGAATTAATTAAAGCAAGACGAGAACGCAAAAGAGAAATGAAGTGATCTAATGCAACAACAAGCATATATAAACGCAACGATTGATATAAGGATACCTACAGAAGTTGAATATCAGTATTTTGATGATGTGGATAAAGAAAAAGAATCGCTGGCAGATTACTTATATAACAATCCTAACGAAATACTAGAGTATGACAATTTAAAAATTAGAAACGTAAATATAGAGGTGGAATAAATGGCAAGAATTACCAAAGAAACAAAAACTGTAAGCGACGGTTATTCAAGAGAAGACCGAGAAACGACATTGAACTATGATTACGAAAATCAAGAATGGATTGCTTACTCATCGGTACCGACACATATTACTAGAATGACAAAGTTGTACGGCGATGATGTAGAGGTATTGGAACGATTAGAATCTGGGACTGCGGTATTGGTTAGGGCGAAACTACCTAAAAGCGCAATAGGTTTTAGAAAATTAATGTCTGAAGAGCGACGACAAGAATTATCTGAGAGAGCAAAAAGAGCTTTTGGTCATTAGTGCTCGTGAATATAGGGCGAAAAACGACCAAAAAGACACACTAATACTTTTTAGGATAAATAACATCCAGAGAAAAAAACATGAGCTTTAAAAATTTTAACACAGGATAAATACAGAGGTGGAATAAATGAGTATCGTAAAGATTAACGGTAAACCATATAAATTTACCGAACATGAAAATGAATTGATAAAAAAGAATGGTTTAACTCCAGGAATGGTTGCAAAAAGAGTACGAGGTGGCTGGGCGTTGTTAGAAGCCTTACATGCACCTTATGGTATGCGCTTAGCTGAGTATAAAGAAATTGTGTTATCCAAAATCATGGAGCGAGAGAGCAAAGAGCGTGAAATGTCTAGGCAACGACGTAAAGAGGCAGAACTAAGAAGAAAGAAACCGCATTTGTTTAATGTACCACAGAAACATTCACGTGATCCGTACTGGTTTGATACTACTTATAACCAAATGTTCAAGAAATGGAGTGAAGCATAATGAGCATAATCAGTAACAGAAAAGTAGATATGAATGAAACACAAGACAATGTTAAACAACCTGCGCATTACACATACGGCGACATTGAAATTATAGATTTCATCGAACAAGTAACGGCACAGTATCCACCACAATTAGCATTCGCAATAGGTAATGCAATCAAATACTTGTCTAGAGCACCGTTGAAAAACGGACACGAGGATTTAGCAAAGGCGAAGTTTTACGTCCAAAGAGCATTTGATTTGTGGGAGGGTTAACGATGGCGACTAACACATTAGAACTATCATCAACGATTAACCAACGTTATAAGTATGACACAGCAGGCAAGACGCCAACACAGATACAAAGTGAGTTGCGTAAGAAAGGTTTACAGGGCTTTGTGGTTAAGGTATCAGGACGTAAGGTCACGATGAAAGTAATGGAACAACATATTAAAAGTAATAGGGGGTGTATGAGATGAGTTCAATGATAAATGACATTCTAGATATCAAAGACAGTTATCAAGCTCCTCAAAAAATAATGGATATGCTATATGGGGATATAGAAGAAAGAAACAAAACGTTTATGGAGTTTTTGAAAGCTTACAAAAATGACGTTAATTATGATTGGTTTCATGAATATTTCCAAGACGAACATGCTGATCGTAAAAAGCACAAACAAGATTTCACACCAAAATCAATAAGTAAACTACTTGTAGAATTAGTTAGTGATAAACAAGGTGATTATTATGAGCCTGCAGCAGGTACAGGTGGGATTGTCATTGAAAAATGGAACAACGATAGAATGCAACATTCACCATTTGATTATCTACCTAGTATGTACTTTTATATAGCGGAAGAATTAAGCGATAGAACCATACCATTTTTATTATTCAATATGATTATTAGAGGTATGAATGGTCTTGTTGTTCAATGTGATGTATTAACGCGTGAAGCATATGGAGCATGGTTTATTCAAAATGATAAAAACGACCATTTAGGATTTAGTAGTTTAAACAGATTACCTTATACAGAAGATATTGAAAAAGAACTTAATATTAAGTTTGTAGAGCATAGATACCCAAACATTAAACAAACACAAGCAGTACCAGAATGGTTGTTATCTAATTTAACTTTGAAAGAAGAAAAGCAACTAACTTTATTTTAAGGAGTTGGAAACGATGAAAATCAAACTAGAAAAAGAAGTGAACTTGTCTGAACTTATCCAATGGGCTTGGGATAATCCTGAATTATCAGGAAATAAAAGATACTATCCAAATGGTGTTACGCGCAACTGTTATGTAACTTTTGGTGTTGATAGCATCTTTTGTAATGTGACTGGATATGTATCACCTAACGATAAATTTACTATTCAAGAGGAGATATAAAAATGAAAATCAAAGTTAAAAAAGAAATGCGATTAGATGAATTAATTAAGTGGGCGCGAGAAAATCCGGAGTTATCAAAGGGCAAAAAATTTTATGAAACAGATGAAAGTGTTAGAGCGGTATATTTTCAAAAAGATACAAATAAATTTTTTACTATAGGGGGTTTTACGTCGATTGACGCAACTTTCAAAGTCGAAGTTGAAGAGGAAATCACAGAAGAAACGGTAATACCGTCAGTAGTTGTAATTAGAACGCAATACTTCCCTAATGGTAGTCAGTCAATAAACGTAACTAAAATTAACAATAAGTCGATAAAGGAACTCGTTGGTTCAAACCCGATTAATTCGAGCTTTAAATACCATGAGATTTACTTGATGAATGGCAAAGGATTGGGGGACTTAATTTGGAAAGATGGGGAGTTGGTAGAATGATGCAAACCTATAAAGTAAGTCTTTGTATCAAGTTCTTAGCATCTAAATGTGATTACAAAATAAAAAAGCATTATTTTGTGCAAAGTACGAATGAGGAAAAAGCCACGAACATGGTATTAAAACTGATTCGTAAAAAGCTCCCGTTCGAAACTGCAAGCATAGAAATCGAAAAAGTGGAGGTAACAGAATGAACTATGAAACAGGATTCCAAATAGGCGTAATGGAAGCTAGGTTGAAGGATATGAGAAAACAACGTGATGAGTACAAGAAGCAACGTGACGAGCTTATTGGGGATATAGCTAAGTTAAGAGAGCGTAACGAAGAGTTGGAGATCATGTGGCGCACAGTCAAAAATGAATTGCTTGGAAGATACGAACATTACTGTTTTAAAATTAGAGAACTACACCCTGAGAGCAAAGCGAACAGGATAGGAGCTCTCTATATAGGAGGTAAAAGCACTGCAGATATTATACTGTCGCGAATGGAAGAACTAGACGGAACAAATTAGTTCTACGAATTTTTAGGGCAAATGGAGGATGACACAAATGGATAACCGTGAACAAATTGAACAATCCGTTATAAGTGCTAGTGCGTATAACGGCAATGACACAGAGGGATTACTAAAAGAGATTGAGGACGTATATAAGAAAGCGCAAGCGTTTGATGAAATACTTGAGGGAATGACAAATGCTATTCAACATTCAGTTAAAGAAGGTATTGAACTTGATGAAGCAGTAGGGATTATGGCAGGTCAAGTTGTCTATAAATATGAGGAGGAACAGGAAAATGACTAACACATTAACAATTGATCAGTTACAAGAGTTATTACAAATACAAAAGGAGTTCGACGATAGAATACCAACTAGAAATTTAAATGACACAGTAGCTAGTATGATTATTGAATTTGTAGAGTGGATTAACACACTTGAGTTTTTTAAAAATTGGAAGAAACAACCAGGTAAGCCACTAGATACACAATTAGATGAGATTGCTGATTACTTAGCTTTCAGTTTGCAATTAACTTTGACTATTGTTGATGAAGAAGATTTGGAAGAAACTACTGAGGTTATGGTTGATTTGATTGAAAATGAAGTTACTTTACCTAAACTACATTCAGTTTATTTTGTTCATGTAATGCATACACTAACAGAATAATTTGTAAAAGGTATTGATAATAGCATTGTACAAGTTTTAATAATGCCGTTTTTGTACGCCAATACTTACTATTCTATCGACCAACTCATTGACGCATACAAAAAGAAAATGAAAAGGAACCACGAAAGACAAGATGGAACAGCAGACGCAGGAAAAGGATACGTGTAAAGACATCTTAGATCGAGTCAAGGAGGTTTTGGGGAAGTGACGCAATACTTAGTCACAACATTCAAAGATTCAACAGGACAACCACATGAACATTTTACTACTGCTAGAGATAATCAGACGTTTACAGTTGTTGAGGCAGAGAGTAAAGAAGAAGCTGAGCGCAAATACGAGGCACAAGTTAAGATAAGGAGAGATGGAGATGCCAAAGAAAACGGTAACGATTGATGTAGATGAAAACTTATTAGTAGTAGCTAGTAATGAAATATCAGAACTATTATATGAATATGACAGTGAGTTAATGTCAGCTGATGAAGATGGCGATAATAGAGATATCGAAGAAAAAAGAGACGCATTAAAACAAGCTATACAAATTATCGATAAATTAACATGGGGTGTTTAGTGGTGGTTAAAGAAATTTTGAGACTATTATTCTTACTAGCGATGTATGAGTTAGGTAAGTATGTAACTGAGCAAGTATATATTATGATGACGGCTAATGATGATGTAGAGGTGCCGAGTGATTTCGCAAAGTTGAGCGAACAGTCAGATTTGATGAGGGCGGAGGTATCGGAGTAGATGTATAGCAAAGAGTCAATCGTTAATATGATAGGTACACATAAAATGAAGTGTAATGTGTTAGCTGATGTAATACCGGAATATGATAGCAATTCAATCGCACAGTACGGTATACAAGCAACGTTACCGAAACCACAAGGGGAAAACTCAAGTAAAGTTGAAGATGTTGTTGTGAGGCTTGAGAGAGCAAATAAAAGGTATGCTCAGATGTTAAAAGAGGTTGAGTTTATAAATCAATCGCAACAGAGATTGGGACACGTTGACTTTTGTTTCTTAGAGTTATTGAAGAAAGGTTATAACAGGGATGCGATTATCAAGAAGATGCCTAACTCTAAATTAAACAGAAACAACTTCCTAGCACGCCGTGATGAGTTAGCAGAAAAGATTTATCTACTACAGTGACGAAAATGACAAAAATGACAGAAATGACGAAAATGACACTATTTTTAAACTGTGAATTAATTTTATATAATTGATTTGTAAGAATTATCTTAAGACGTGGGGTAATAGCCACAACAGATGTTCTCATCGATGTGATTAAGAAGTGACAAACATATAAAAGATGATATGTTACGCTATTAATCACTTACTACCTGCCTATATGGTGGGTAGTTTAATTCTTGCATTTTGAGTCATAACTATTTTCCTCCTTTCACATTTATTGAACGTAGCTCCTGCACAAGATGTAGGGGCATTTTGTATTTAAAATAACTAGAGTAATTAACGTAAAGTGGGTGGTATTATACGATGAGTAATATGCAAAATAACGCAACATTTGGCGCGTATTTAGAATTAACAAAGAAACAACAAGCCTATATACAAATAAAGGCAGACACTGGCGCAAAAGATATGGATATTGCAGAACAAATTGACGTGAACCGCGCCACTATATCAAGGTGGAAAGCTAACGATAAATTTAGAGAAGGGTTTAAAGGATATCAAGCTGAGCACTTGCAAAAACAAGTGCCCAAAGCTCTACAAACAATGATTAATTTATTGGACGCTAAGAGTGAGCTTGTGAGGTTCCAAGCTTCTAAAGATATTTTAGATCGTACAGGTTATAATCCTGTCGACAAACAAGAAATAACAATGCAGAGTGCGGTGACGTTTAATGACGATATCGATTAACTTATCTGACTTGCTACCTAAACACTTCCACCCATTGTGGAAAGTGACAAAGGACAAAGAAGTACTTAATGTCGTTGCAAAGGGTGGGCGTGGCTCAGGTAAGTCATCAGATATATCAATCATCATTACACAACTTATTATGCGTTATCCGATGAATGCGGTTGTTATACGTAAGACAGATAACACATTAGCTACATCAGTGTTTGAACAAATCAAGTGGGCAATTGAAGAGCAAAAGGTGTCACACTTATTCAAAGTTAAAGTGTCGCCAATGGAAATAACTTATATACCTAGAGGGAACCGTATTATCTTTAGAGGGGCACAGAACCCTGAGCGATTGAAGTCGTTAAAAGATAGTAGGTTCCCTTTTTCTATTGCGTGGATAGAAGAGTTGGCAGAATTCAAAACAGAAGATGAAGTCACAACGATTACCAACTCATTATTACGTGGAGAATTAGACGAGGGATTATTTTATAAGTTTTTCTTTAGTTACAACCCACCTAAACGAAAGCAATCGTGGGTTAATAAAAAATATGAAAGCTCATTCCAAGCTGATAACACATACGTGCATCATTCTACATACTTGAATAACCCGTTTATATCAAAACAGTTTATACAAGAGGCTGAGAGTGCTAAAAAGCGTAACGAACAACGTTATCGATGGGAATATATGGGCGAAGCGATAGGGAGTGGTGTTGTGCCGTTTAATAATTTAAGAATAGAAGAAATATCGCAAAGACAATATGACACATTCGACAACATAAGAAATGCGGTCGATTTTGGTTATGCTACTGATCCATTAGCTTTTGTACGCTGGCATTATGATAAAAAGAAACGTGTTATTTATGCAATGGACGAGTATTACGGTGTGCAGATAAGTAACCGTGAGTTTGCTAATTGGCTTAAAAAGAAAGGTTACCAAAGCGATGAGGTATTTGCTGATAGTGCTGAACCTAAATCAATAGCTGAATTAAAACAAGAACACGGAATCAAAAAGATTAAAGGTGTTAAAAAAGGTGCTGACAGTGTGGAATTCGGAGAGCAATGGCTTGATGATTTAGACGCTATTGTAATTGACCCTAGACGTACACCAAATATTGCTAGAGAGTTCGAGAATATAGACTATGAAACGGACAAAGACGGCAATGTTAAGCCTAAATTAGAAGACAAAGACAATCACACTATAGACGCAACAAGATACGCACTAGAACGTGATATGAGGCAAAACAAACTAAGTATATTGAGGTAGGTGTTTAACATTATTCGTATGCCATGGGATAAACCATACGGCGAGGAAGTCGTCGAACAGTTAAAACCGCAATTCGAAACACAAGAAGAAATGATTGTTAGATTAATTGATGATCATAGAAAGCAATTAGATAAAATTACAGTTGGACAAAGGTATTACGACAAAGATAACGACATCGTCAAGCAAATGAAAAAAGTAGATGTGCACGGCAATATCGATTATGACAAGCCGGATTGGCGCATTACTACCAACTTTCATCAAAACCTCGTCGACCAAAAAGTCAGTTATGTTGCTGGTAAACCAGTAACATATTCATGTGAAGACGAGAGTGTGTTAAAAGTAATCCACGATGTGCTAGATACTCGTTGGGATAATAAGTTGATAGATATCTTGACTGCAACAAGTAATAAGGGTATAGACTGGCTACAAGTTTACATTAATGAAAACGGAGAAATGAAACTATTCCGTGTTCCAGCTGAACAAGCTATACCAATTTGGGTTGATAAAGAAAGAGAAGAGCTAAAGTCTTTTATTCGTTACTACAAGTTTAACAACGAGGAAAAAGTGGAGTTTTGGACTGATACAACTGTTACTTATTATGTATTAGAGAACGGCGGATTAATACCAGATTATTATTATGGTGCTAATCACGTTCAACCACATTTCAGTAATGGTAATTGGGGTAGAGTGCCGTTTATAGCATTTAAGAACAACCCAGAAGAAGTGTCGGACATATGGATGTACAAATCAATAATTGATGCGATCGATAAAAGATTATCTGACGCACAAAACATGTTTGATGAATCAGTTGAACTCATCTATATTTTAAAAGGTTATGAGGGCGAAGATTTAGAAGAATTTATGCGTGGACTTAAGTATTATAAAGCTATCAATGTTGATGGAGATGGTGGCGTAGAGACGATACAAGTTGAAGTGCCGGTCTCGAGTACCAAAGAATACATCGACCTAATGAGAGCTTATATTATGGAGTTTGGGCAAGGTGTTGACTTCCAAACTGATAAATTCGGCTCAGCTCCAAGTGGTATCGCACTAAAATTCTTATATGGCAACTTAGATTTGAAAGCAAACAAACTTAAGAATAAAGCGACTGTAGCGATTCAAGAGTTAATTAGCTTTATCATAGACTTTAATAACTTGAAGATGGACGTTAAAGACGTCGAGATATCGTTTAACTTTAACAGAATGATGAATGATGCTGAGCAATCACAAATCATCGCGCAATCTCAATATTTATCTAGAGAAACACTTGTGAAGAGTTCTCCGCTTGTTGATGATTACAAAGCAGAACTCGAACGAATAGAACAAGAACAAATGGAGTACAACAAGCAACTGCCTAATTTAGATGACGGAGGTGCTGACAGTGCCCAACAACAAGAAAGATCTAACAATAAAGAATCAGAATGATATTGATGAGTATATCGACAATCTAATCTCTAAAGCTGAGAAGCCGATAGAACAACTATTTGCTAATCGACTTAAAGAGATAAAACAAATCATCGCAGATATGTTCGAGAAGTATCAAAGTGATGATGTGTATGTTACATGGACTGAATTCAATAAATACAACAGGCTCAATAAGGAGTTAACTCGTATAGGTACAATGTTGACTGATGACTATAGGCAAGTAGCTAAGATGATTCAGAAGTCACAGGAAGATGCTTATATCGAAAAGTTCCTTATGAGCCTTTATTTATATGAAATGGCGAGTCAAACATCTATGCAGTTTGATGTTCCAAGTAAAGAGGTAATCAAATCAGCTATTGAACAACCCATCGAGTTCATTCGTTTAATGCCGACACTACAAAAACATCGTGATGAAGTGTTGAAAAAGATACGCATGCACATTACACAAGGCATTATGAGCGGGGAGGGGTACTCTAAGATAGCAAAAGCAATACGCGATGATATCGGCATGTCTAAAGCTCAATCATTGCGTGTGGCTCGTACAGAAGCAGGCAGAGCGATGTCTCAAGCTGGATTAGATAGCGCAATGGTTGCTAAAGATAATGGTTTGAAGATGAAGAAACGTTGGCATGCTACCAAAGATACACGAACACGCGATACTCATCGTCATTTAGATGGGGAATCAGTGGAAATAGATCAGAATTTTAAATCAAGTGGGTGTGTTGGGCAGGCGCCCAAGCTATTTATTGGTGTAAACAGTGCGAAAGAGAATATTAATTGTCGTTGCAAATTACTTTATTACATTGATGAAGATGAATTGCCAACTGTAATGAGAGCACGTAAAGACGATGGTAAAAATGAAGTTATCCCATTCATGACTTATCGTGAGTGGGAGAAATATAAGCGAAAAGGTGGTAATTGATATGGATTTTAAAATAAAAGTAAATGTTGATACTGGCGAAGCTATAGAAAAGTTAGAACGCATTAAATCCTTGTACGAAGAGATAATAGAGTTACAAAACGAAAAAGTTGTTGTAAATGTAACAGTTAAAAATGAAGCTGATTTAGATATGGTTAAAACATCTATTAGCGAAGAAAATGCTAAAAATAATGATTTCACACTTTTTTAGTTGTCTCTTTGCTACTCGACCTTAGCATGTCGTTAAACTGCTTCTTTTTATACCAAAATTCTTCGTGGCGTTGCACGTAAAACTCGTAAAAAGGAGTAGTTTAAATGGATTTATACACATTGTTAGGACAATTTAAAGACGGAGAAATCGACAAGCAAAAGGTAATTGATGCGATTGACGAATCAAAATCGGGAATGGTACCACGTTCAAGATTGAACGACAAGAATACCGAAATTGAAGAGTTAAAAGAAGAGATTTCTAAACGTGATAAACAAATTGTCAAATTGCAAGACTCTGTTAAAGATGATAGCGAGATTCAAAAAGAACTCGAAGAATTAAAGAATCAAAATTCAGAGTGGGAGACAAAGTATAAAGAAACACAACTTAATAACGCAGTTAAGTTAGCGGTTGCTAAAGAAGCAAATGACGCTAACGACATTCTAGCATTCATCAATAAAGATGAACTGGAATTAGTAGACGACGGCACTGTAAAAGGTTTAGATGAAGCGATTAAAACGCTTAAAGAGTCTAAACCTTATTTATTTGCGTCGTCTAAGCCTGTAGGTAAAACACCACAAGGCGGAGGCAATCCGGACTCAGGTGTAACGAAAGAAAGGTTTGACAACATGAGTGTCGCTGAACGTAACGAATTGTATTTGAACGATCGTGAGACATTCGAAAAATTAGTTAATCAAAATTAAACAAAGAGAGAGGTATAAGTATGCCACAAGGAATTACTAAAACAAGTAATCAAATCATTCCAGAAGTATTAGCGCCTATGATGCAAGCGCAACTCGAAAAGAAATTGCGTTTCGCTTCATTTGCAGAAGTAGATAGCACATTACAAGGACAACCGGGAGACACTTTGACATTCCCAGCATTCGTTTATAGCGGAGATGCACAAGTAGTTGCAGAGGGAGAAAAAATCCCAACTGATATCTTAGAAACTAAAAAACGTGAGGCTAAAATCCGTAAAATTGCTAAAGGTACATCTATCACAGATGAGGCTTTATTAAGTGGTTATGGAGACCCACAAGGCGAACAAGTACGTCAACATGGTTTGGCACACGCTAACAAAGTTGATAATGACGTATTAGAGGCTTTAATGGGAGCTAAACTTACTGTTAATGCGGACATCACTAAATTAAACGGCTTACAATCAGCAATCGACAAATTTAACGATGAAGACTTAGAACCAATGGTTTTATTTATCAATCCACTTGATGCTGGTAAATTACGTGGAGATGCATCAACTAACTTTACGCGTGCAACCGAATTAGGCGATGACATCATCGTTAAAGGTGCGTTTGGCGAAGCTCTAGGCGCTATCATTGTACGTACTAACAAGTTAGAAGCCGGCACAGCTATTCTAGCTAAAAAAGGTGCAGTTAAATTAATCTTGAAACGTGATTTCTTCTTAGAAGTAGCGCGTGACGCATCAACAAAAACAACTGCATTATACAGTGATAAGCACTATGTAGCTTATTTATATGATGAATCTAAAGCAGTGAAAATCACTAAAGGTTCTGGAAGCTTAGAAATGTAATGGGAGGTAGTGACGTATGTATAAAGTAATCGAACGTTTTGAAGATGCACAAGACAACGGACATGAATATCAAGTGGGAGACACTTACCCACGTGATGGATTAGAAGTGTCAGAAGAACGATTCACTGAATTATCTACAACAAACAACCGCCGTAATTTAATCGCTATTAAACTTGTTGAAGACAAGCAAGTAGAACAGTCTGAGGCGAGCGCTGACGAGCAAAAAAGTTTATCTGATATGAAAGTATCAGAATTAAAAGAACTTGCTAAAAAGCGTGAAATTAAAGGGTATAGTGATATGAAAAAAGACGAGCTTATCAAAGTTTTAGAGGGTGTTAAGTAATGGACGCAAAAGACGTCAAAATGATTAATGGACTTTCACTCAATGATTCGTCTAACGATGAGCAAATCGATTATCTTATTGAAGAATATAAAAGTGTTGCAGAAGATTATTGTAATCAGAAGTTTGATGACAAAGAAGTGCCGTCGGGTGTTAAGAAGTTTATTGCTGAATGTATCAAGTTTGGTACAACCGGCAATATCTCAGCACGCACGATGGGCACTGTGAGTTATACCTATGTAACTGACATACCTAGTAGTGCTTATGCATATTTATTACCTTATCGTAAATTAAGCTGGGGCAAGCGATATGTTTAATCCGTTTGATGAGTTTCCGCACACAATTGAAATTGGAGAGGTTGAAGTCGTAGGAACATATCCCAAAGAATACGAGCGTTTTAAAAGTAACGAAACAATTAAAGGGTTTATGGACACACCTACATCAAGTGAGACACTCAAATTTCATCAGATGAGCAAAGACTTTGACCGAAACCTATATACGCCGTACCACATACCAATAACAAACAAAACTTTATTTAATTACGAGGGTAAAACGTACGAAGTTGTAGGCGAACCGGTCGACCAAGGCGGACAACATGAAATCAATTTAACTAGATTGAGGGTGCGACCTATTGGCAAAAGTTAAGTATGGTAATTGGGACTTAGTAAAAGAGTTGGAAAATTACGAGCGAGACATGGAACGATGGGTCAAACGAGGTATAGCAAAGACAACTGCTAAGATTCACAATACAATCATTTCATTAATGCCAGTTGATACCGGATATCTTAGAGAAAGTGTAACAATGGACTTTAAAGACGGCGGTTTTACTGGTGTTATCAATATTGGTAGTGAATACGCAATATATGTCAATTATGGTACTGGTATATATGCAACAGGCGCCGGAGGTAGTAGAGCGAAAAAGATACCGTGGTCGTACAAAGATGCGAACGGTAAGTGGTACACTACTAAAGGGCAACATGCTCAACCTTTTTGGGAGCCGGCAATAGACGCTGGACGAGCATTCTTTAATAAGTATTTTTCATGAGGTGGTTAAGATATGTGGGTATCAGTTGAACGGTACTTATTTAACAAAGTATATAACAAATTAAAAAGTAACCCTATTATCCAAAAACAATTGGACGGTAGGGTTTTTGATTGCGTTCAGAAAGACGCTGTTTACCCATATATCGTTGTGGGTGAAACAAACGTCACTAACAAAGAAACGACCACGAGCATGGTCGAAGATGTCGGCATCACGTTGCATGTTTATAGTCAAGCACGTAATAGAGATGAGGCATCACAAATAATTCAATTTTTAGGCTTCGTTTTAAACAATGAAATAGAAATTGATTATTATTCATTCATTAAAAGTCGAATTGATACACAAGAAGTTATTACTGACATAGATCAGTACACTAAACACGGTATCATTCGACTTGTTTTTAAATACAGACACAACACATTACAAAGGAGTGTAACGAATGGCGCAGGATAAATATATTGTCGCTCTCCAAATCGCTGATAAAGATTTAGCTAAGAAGCTAACTATCGAAGAGGCAACGCTTTTAGGTAGTTTAGCAGAGGGTGGGCACACTATCAGTAACGACCTTGCTGAAATCATTCAAGGCGGTAAGAAAGATTATAGCCGTAACTCTGTCGAAGAAGAAATCAAGTTGACGCTTGATGTCGTTCCGGGAGATAAAGGTCAATTAGCATTAAAAGAATCAGTTAAACAATTCAAACAGTTACGTGTTTGGATTTGGGAAACGAAAAAACGCGATGGCAAACATCACGGTGTATTCGCATATGTAGTTATCGAAGAGCACGAATGGTCATTTGATGATGAAGATAACAAAATCGAAATCACAGCGAAAGTTAAGTTCAATAGTGCAGACGGTACAATCAATGATTTACCAAAAGAATGGCTTAACCCTAGCGCATTGGCTCCAGTTGTTGAATTCGAAGACATGAACGCTTATGAAGATAGTTATGAAAACCGAACTAAAAAAACAACTACTGGCAGTAGCGATTTAAGTATGTAATTAACGAGGGCATTAGCCCTCTATTTTTTTGTACAAAATAACGATAAACGAGGTATTTAATATGACTGAAACAACTTTTAATCCAATTACATCATTAACAATTAACAATGAAGAAGTGAAAGCAAAAGCAACATTTATGTTCGATAAAACCGCTAAAAAGTTTGCAACTGAACAAGAAGATAATAAAGGCAGAAAACAAACGATTTCAGGATTTACTAATGTTTACAATGCTTTATTAGAACGTGACACAGTGGCAATTGTAGACTTTTGGGAATGCGCAACAGCTTATCTAGGTAAAAGTGCACCTAAAAGAGAAGACATTGAAGCGGAAATCATGGAAATCATCGAAAGAGAAAACGACACGTTAAATCTATTACAGGGTGCGTTGGACGTAATGAATAATAGCGGTTTTTTCAAGCAGAAATCACGTCTATTCTGGACACAGATGAACCAAGCGCCATCGTTAGCCAAAGAAGACGAGAAAGAGGGCGCGAAAGCTGGTATCGAGATGATGAAGAACAACTACAAAGAAATCATGACCGTAGCACCTTATTAGACTATTCGGAAATAAGGCAGATGACAAGTCGTTACATAGGTTATATGAGTAATGACGAGCTAATGAGCATGCTACCTGCCGAATGGAATGACTGGATTATTGGCGCTAGACAAGCATTGATTGACCAAAGAGATATTGCGTTGTACGGCGCTCAATATAATGCGGTTGCTCAAGCTGGTAAATCACTAAAACGTTTTGTTAGGCAGAACGAAAGAGAACATTACATTATTCGTGGTCAAGAAGATGAATACGAAAGAATGAAACAGCGTGAGCTAGCTAAAAACAAACGTAAAAGAGAAATACAAAAACAAGGGACTCGCAAGTTCCTTAACAGCTTAAAAACAAGTCATAAAGGAGGTTAGGCATGGAAAAGAATTTTCTGGCTCGTGTTACAGCTATAATCAGTGATTTTAAAAGGAATATTAGAACTGCTCAACGTATGGCTAAAACTGATATACCGGACGAAATCAAGACAGAAGTTACAGCAAACATAAGAGACTACCAAAGAGAGCTAACGCGAGCTAAATCGATGGCTCAACGTTGGCGAGAACATAAAGTTAATATCGATGCAGACGCTAGCAAAGTAAAACAAGTCATATCGTTTGTTAAAGCAGAACTATCGAATATCAGACGTAAAAAAGTTGAAATCGACGGCGACGCAAGCGGATTAAAAAGAAATGTTGCGACTTCTAAAGCGATGTTAGCTGGTTGGCGCAAACACACTGTTAAATTAGATTTTGATACAACCGGAATGTCGAAAATGCAAGTAGCATTGACTGCAGGTAAAAGAGCATTAAATCAGTATCAATCAACAATGGATGGCATCGCATCAAATATTAGAACTTTCGGTACTATCTTTGCGCAACAAGTCAAAGGTTTAATGATTGCTAGTATACAAGCATTAATACCAGTAATTGCTGGATTAGTTCCGGCAATTATGGCAGTACTTAATGCCGTTGGTGTATTAGGTGGTGGTGTTATTGGGCTTGCTGGTACATTCTCTGTAGCTGGTGTTGGAGCGGTTGGCTTCGGTGCAATGGCTATTACTGCACTAAAAATGGTAAAAGATGGAACGTTAGCAGTAACAAAAGAAGTTCAAAATTTTAGAGATGCGAGCGATCAGTTAAAAACTACATGGCAAGGCATTGTAAAAGAGAATCAAGCAAGTATCTTTAATGCGATGTCAGCGGGTATCAGAGGCGTTACAAGTGCGATGTCTCAATTAAAACCATTCTTATCCGAAGTATCTATGCTGGTTGAAGCAAACGCACGCGAATTTGAGAATTGGGTTAAACATTCCGAAACAGCTAAGAAAGCATTTGAAGCATTGAATAGCATAGGTGGCGCAATCTTCGGAGATTTATTGAACGCTGCAGGACGATTTGGCGACGGATTAGTTAACATTTTCACTCAATTAATGCCGTTGTTCAAATTTGTGTCTCAAGGACTACAGAACATGTCTATAGCTTTCCAAAATTGGGCTAATAGTGTAGCTGGTCAGAATGCTATTAAAGCTTTTATTGATTACACTACAACTAACTTACCTAAGATTGGCCAGATATTTGGAAATGTTTTCGCTGGTATTGGCAACTTAATGATTGCATTTGCTCAAAACAGTTCTAATATTTTTGATTGGTTGGTTAAATTGACTTCTCAATTTAGAGCGTGGTCTGAACAAGTTGGGCAATCTCAAGGGTTCAAAGACTTTATAAGTTACGTACAAGAGAATGGCCCTACTATTATGCAGTTAATCGGTAATATCGTAAAAGCGCTAGTTGCTTTTGGCACTGCAATGGCTCCTATAGCTAGTAAGTTGTTAGATTTCATCACTAATTTAGCTGGTTTTATTGCTAAGTTATTTGAAACGCATCCGGCAGTAGCACAGATTATTGGTGTTATGGGTATTTTAGGCGGTGCATTTTGGGCTTTAATGGCTCCAATTGTTGCTATAAGTAGTGTACTTACAAATGTGTTTGGTTTGAGCTTATTCAGTGTCGTCAAAAAGATTTTAAGCTTCATTAGAACATCAAGTCTAGTTACTGGAGCTATGGAAGCATTAACAGGTGTTTTTGGAACGATTTCAGCCCCGATTTTAGCAGTAATTGCAGTAATTGGTGCATTCATTGGAGTCCTAGTTTATTTATGGAAAACAAACGAGAATTTCAGAAATACTATTACTGAAGCATGGAACGGCGTTAAAACGGCGGTTTCTGGTGCGATTCAAGGTGTAGTTGGCTGGTTAACTGAATTGTGGGGCAAAATCCAATCAACGTTACAACCGATAATGCCTATATTGCAAGTATTAGGACAAATATTCATGCAAGTCTTAGGTGTTTTGGTAATAGGTATTATTACAAATGTTATGAATATCATACAAGGTTTGTGGACTTTAATTACAATTGCGTTCCAAGCTATAGGAACAGTGATATCCGTAGCAGTCCAAATCATAGTAGGTTTATTCACTGCTTTAATTCAGTTGCTTACTGGCGACTTCTCAGGTGCTTGGGAGACAATCAAAACAACGATTACAAATGTGCTTGATACGATTTGGCAATACATGCAATCAGTTTGGGAGTCAATTATCGGTTTTTTAACTGGCGTAATGAATCGAACACTTTCTATGTTTGGTACAAGTTGGTCACAGATATGGAGTACAATCACTAATTTTGTTAGCAGTATTTGGAATACTGTTACAAGTTGGTTCAGTCGAGTGGCTTCGAGTGTAGCTGAAAAAATGGGACAAGCACTAAACTTTATTATCACAAAAGGTTCCGAATGGGTTTCTAATATTTGGAATACAGTTACAAGTTTTGCGAGTAAAGTAGCTGATGGATTTAAAAGAGTTGTCTCAAATGTAGGCGACGGCATGAAAAACGCGCTTGATAAGATTAAAAGCTTTTTCAGCGATTTTTTAAATGCCGGAGCAGAATTAATAGGCAAAGTAGCTGAGGGTGTAGCTAACGCTGCGCACAAAGTAGTAAGCGCGGTAGGCGATGCGATTTCATCAGCGTGGGACTCAGTAACTTCATTCGTAAGTGGACACGGTGGAGGTAGCGGTTTAGGTAAAGGTTTAGCGGTATCACAAGCTAAAGTAATGGCTACTAGCTTCGGTAAAACATTTACAAGTGAGTTAGGTTCAACGTTAACAGATGGCTTCAACGATAGTTTGACACCAAGTGTTGACGGTCATATGACAAACGATGTGCAACATAGCATGAAAGAAAATAACAGACCTATTGTTAATGTAACTGTTAGAAACGAGGGCGATCTAAATATGATTAAATCTCACATTGACGATATGGATGCAAAAGATGGTAGTTTCAACTTAATGTAAGGGAGGTTTGTTTATTGATAGCCCATGATGTAGAAATTATTAAAAATGGTGTGAAGTATCGCGTCAGTGACAATCCTCACACTTACAAACACTTAAGAGTGCTTGATTACAATGTTATCGGTTCGGGTTACAAAAGGAATTATTCGCCTTTAGATGGAGTTGATGGACGTTTTCACAATTACGCTAAAGAAGAATATAAAAAAGTTGAATTAAGATTGAGGTATGAAGTACCTAAGATTGCTTATGCCTCACATCTTAAATCAGACATTCAAACATTGTTTTATGGTCGCTTTTACCTAAGAGAATTGGCGACGCCGGATAACACTATCAAATTTGAAAATATGTTCGAACCATTAGAACAAGAATTTGAATTAGATTATGTTGACGGTAGACAACTATTCGTTGGATTAGTTAGCGAAGTATCTTTTGACACAACTAAGACATCAGGAGAAATCACGTTGACTTTTGAGACGACTGAATTGCCTTTCTTTGAAAGTATTGGCTATAGCACTGATTTAGAAAGTGATAACGATTTAGAAAAATGGTCAGTTCCGGACAGAATAGCACTAAATGAAAATGATAGAAGTAGACAAATGACATTCTATAACACGAGTTCTGGAGATGTCTATTACAACGGAGATGTAGCATTAACACAGTTCAACCAATTCAATGTAGTTGAAATTGAATTAGCCGAAGATGTTAAAGCTGATGATAAAGACGGTTTCACTTTCTATACGGATAAAGGAAACATCTCAGTAATTAAAGATGTCGATTTAAAAGCAGGCGATAAAATCATTTTTGATAACAAGCACACATATAGAGGCAATTTAAATATTGACCTATACAACAAAACGTTAGAACAACCGGTGTTGTATCCCGGTTGGAATCATTTTAAAGCCAACAGACTTATGAAAAAGATAGTCTTTAGACACAAATTATATTACAGATAAGGAGTAGCATATGCCGGTATTATTAAAAAGTTTGCAAGGCGTCGGTCATGCGATTCATGTTAATACAAAATTAAACGAAAAATTGAATGAAGATAGCACGTTAGACATTGATATGATAGAAAATGCCAGCACTTTCGACGCAATCGGCGCTATTACAAAGATGTGGACTATCACAAACGTAAAGGGGGAAGATGACCTCAACGAATATGTAATAGTAATGCTTGATAAATCAACAATCGGAAACAAAATCAAACTTAGTATCAAAGCGAGACAAAAAGAATTAGATGATCTAAACAATTCTAGGATTTACCAAGAATATAACGAAAGTTTCACAGGCGTAGAGTTTTTTAACACTGTATTTAAAGGAACTAGTTATAAGTACGTATTGCACACTAAGGTTGACGCATCAAAGTTCGAGGGATTAGGCAAGGGAGACACAAGACTTGAGATATTCAAAAAAGGACTTGAACGCTATCATCTCGAATATGAGTACGACGCTAAAACAAAAACATTTCACTTGTATGACGAATTATCAAAAGTAGCAAACTACTATATTAAATCAGGTGTAAATGCTGATAACGTCAAAATTCAAGAAGATGCTTCTAAATGCTACACATATATAAGAGGTTATGGCGACTTTGACGGTCAGCAAACTTTTACAGAGGCTGGGTTACAATTCGAATTCACACACCCATTAGCACAACTGATTGGTAAAAGGGAAGCGCCTCCGTTAATAGATGGACGCATAAAAAAAGAAGATGTTTTGAAAAAATCAATGGAGCTAGTGATAAAGAAAAGTGTCACTGCTTCTATTTCTTTGGACTTCGTAGCACAGCCTGAGCATTTTCCAGAGGCTAACCCTAGAATTGGCGATATTGTAAGAGTAGCTGAACCAACTATAGGCTATAACGATTTAGTGAGAATAGTCGAAATCACTACACATAGAGATGCGTACAATAACATTATTAAACAAGATGTAGTATTAGGCGATTTTACAATGCGTGACAGATATAGAAAAGCTATCCATGAAGCTACGAACTATGTTAAGAATGTAAAAACAACTAAGTCAGACCCAGCTAAGTACTTGAGAGAACTAAACGCTAAAGTTAACGCTAGTTTATCTATAAATAATGAATTAGTTAAGCAGAATGAAAAAATAAACGCTAAAGTCGATAAGATGAATACTAAAACAGTTACAACTGCTAATGGTACGATCATGTACGACTTTACTAGTCAATCAAGTATAAGAAACATCAAATCAATTGGAACGATTGGCGACTCTGTAGCTAGAGGGTCGCACGCAAAAACTAATTTCACAGAAATGTTAGGCAAGAAATTGAAAGCTAAAACGACTAATCTTGCAAGAGGTGGCGCAACAATGGCAACAGTTCCAATAGGTAAAGAAGCGGTAGAAAACAGCATTTATAGACAAGCAGAGCAAATAAGAGGAGACCTAATCATATTACAAGGCACTGATGATGACTGGTTACACGGTTATTGGGCAGGCGTACCGATAGGCACTGATAAAACGGATACAAAAACGTTTTACGGTGCCTTTTGTTCTGCAATTGAAGTTATTAGAAAGAATAATCCAGATTCAAAAATACTAGTGATGACAGCTACAAGACAATGCCCTATGAGTGGTACAACAATACGCCGTAAAGACACGGACAAAAACAAACTAGGGTTAACACTTGAGGACTATGTAAACGCTCAAATATTAGCTTGTAGTGAGTTAGATGTACCAGTGTTTGACGCATATCACACAGATTACTTTAAGCCATACAATCCAGCTTTTAGGAAAGCGAGCATGGAGGACGGCTTACACCCTAACGAAAAAGGTCACGAGGTTATTATGTACGAGTTAATCAAGGATTATTACAGTTTTTACGACTAAAGGAGGCAACCAATGGCTTACGGATTAATTACAAGTTTACATTCAATGACAGGTCGGAAAATAGTTGCTCAACATGAGTATAACTATCGCTTGTTAGATGAAGGTATGAGCAAACTTGAGAAAATGTTTATATACCATCAAAAAGAAGAAATATACGCACACTCAGCGAAACAAATTAAATACTTGAATGACAGTGTTGAAGATTATTTAACGTATTTAAATGGCCGTTTTAGCAATATGATTCTAGGCCATAACGGCGACGGTATCAATGAAGTAAAAGACGCGCGTATTGATAATACAGGTTATGGTCATAAGACATTGCAAGATCGTTTGTATCATGATTATTCAACACTAGATGCTTTCACTAAAAAGGTTGAGAAAGCTGTAGATGAACACTATAAAGAATATCGAGCGACAGAATACCGATTCGAACCAAAAGAGCAAGAACCGGAATTTATCACTGATTTATCGCCATATACAAATGCAGTAATGCAATCATTTTGGGTAGACCCTAGAACGAAAATTATTTATATGACGCAAGCTCGTCCAGGTAATCATTACATGTTATCTAGATTGAAGCCCAACGGACAATTTATTGATAGATTGCTTGTTAAAAACGGCGGTCACGGTACACACAATGCGTATAGATACATTGATGGAGAATTATGGATTTATTCAGCTGTATTGGACAGTAACAAAAACAACAAGTTTGTACGTTTCCAATATAGAACTGGAGAAATAACTTATGGCAACGAAATGCAAGACGTTATGCCAAATGTATTTAACGATAGATATACGTCAGCAATTTATAATCCTATAGAAAACTTAATGATTTTTAGACGTGAATATAAAGCTTCTGAGCAACAAGCTAAGAATTCGTTGAACTTTGTTGAGGTTAGAAGTGCTGACGATATTGATAAAGGTATAGACAAAGTATTGTATCAAATGGATATACCTATGGAATACACTTCAGATACACAACCTATGCAAGGTATCACTTATGATGCAGGTATCTTATATTGGTATACAGGTGATTCGAATACAGCCAACCCTAACTACTTACAAGGTTTCGATATAAAAACAAAAGAATTGTTATTTAAACGACGTATCGATATTGGTGGTGTGAATAATAACTTTAAAGGAGACTTCCAAGAAGCTGAGGGTCTAGATATGTATTACGATCTAGAAACAGGACGCAAAGCGCTTTTAATAGGGGTAACTATTGGACCTGGTAACAACAGACATCACTCAATTTATTCCATCGGCCAAAGAGGTGTTAACCAATTCTTAAAAAACATCGCACCTCAAGTATCGATGACTGATTCAGGTGGACGTGTTAAACCGTTACCAGTGCAAAACCCAGCATATCTAAGTGATGTTACTGAAATTGGTAATTACTACTTATACTCTCAAGACACAAAGAACGCACTAGATTTCCCGTTGCCTAAAGAATTTAGAGATGCAGGTTGGTTTTTTGATGTATTACCTGGACATTATAACGGTGCGGTAAGACAAGTACTCACTAGAAATAGCACAGGTAGAAATATGCTCAAATTTGAGCGTGTTATCGACATTTTCAACAAGAAAAACAACGGTTCGTGGAACTTTAACCCGCAAAGTGCAGGTTTTTGGGAACATATTCCGAAAAGCATTACTAAGCTATCTGATTTAAAAATTGTTGGTTTAGACTTCTATATCACTACAGAAGAATCAAAGAGGTTTACTGATTTCCCTAAAGACTTCAAAGGTATTGCAGGTTGGATATTAGAAGTAAAATCGAATACACCAGGCAACACAACACAAGTGTTAAGACGTAATAACTTCCCGTCAGCCCACCAATTCTTATTAAGAAACTTTGGTACTGGTGGCGTTGGTAAATGGAGTTTATTCGAGGGAAAGGTGGTTGAATAATGGTAGTAGATAATTTTTCGAAAGATGATAACTTAATCGAGTTACAAACAACATCACAATATAATCCAGTTATTGACACAAACATCAGTTTCTATGAATCAGATAGAGGAACTGGTGTTTTAAATTTTGCAGTAACTAAGAATAATAAGCCGTTATCAATCAGCAAACATAATGCGATGACTAGTATTGTGCTTAAGACGGATAACTTCGACGATGAACACGGCGCTTATATTAGTGATGAACTTACAATTGTTGATGCAATTAATGGACGAATGCAATACGTTATCCCAAACGAGTTCTTAAAATACACTGGTCGAGTACATGCGCAAGCATATTTTACTCAAAACGGTAGCAATAACGTTATTGTAGAGCGTCAATTTAGCTTCAATATTGAGAATGATTTAATTAGTAACTTTGACGGTAAAACGAAGTTAGTTTATATCAAATCAATTCAGGACTTAACAGAAAGCGTTAAAGAAGAAGTTGAGGACTTAAAGAAAAGTTTAAGTGATACAAAATCGTTGGTTACTGAAATTGATAGTCGTATTAATCAAGGTATTCAAAGATTAGAAATCAAACAAAATGAAGCGGTACAGATGATTACAACAACACAAGACAAAGCCGTTCAATATATAAATAGCGAGTTCCAGAAAATTGTTGATAAGGAGCAAGCGATCTACAAAAGATTGAGTGAGATTGAAAAGCAAATCAGTGACGCTGACCTTGTCAAAGACAACTCGACAGTCAATTGGCAAAAGTCTAAAATTACTGATGATTACGGTAAAGCAATTGAATCGTCTGAGCAGTCCATAGATAGCGTTTTAAGCGCAGTTAACACATCTAGGATTATTCATATTACTAATGCAACAGATGCGCCAGAAAAGACGGATATAGGCACGTTAGAGAAGCCTGGACAAGATGGTGTTGATGACGGTTCTTCGTTCGATGAATCAACTTATACATCAAGCAAATCTGGTGTGTTAGTTGTTTATGTTGTTGATAATAATACTGCTCGTGCAACATGGTACCCAGATGATTCAAACGATGAGTACACAAAATACAAAATCTACGGCACATGGTACCCGTTTTATAAAAAGAATGATGGAAACTTAACTAAGCAATTTGTTGAAGAAACATCTAACAACACACTGAATCAAGCTAAACAGTATGTAGATGATAAATTCGGAACAACGAGCTGGCAACAACATAAGATGACAGAGGCGAATGGTCAATCAATTCAAGTTAACTTAAATAATGCGCAAGGCGATTTGGGATATTTAACTGCTGGTAATTACTATGCAACAAGAGTGCCGGATTTACCAGGTAGCGTTGAAAGTTATGAGGGTTATTTATCGGTATTCGTTAAAGATGATACAAACAAGCTATTTAACTTCACGCCTTATAACTCTAAAAAGATTTACACACGATCAATCACAAACGGCAGACTTGAGCAACAGTGGACAGTTCCTAATGAACATAAGTCAACGGTATTGTTCGACGGTGGAGCAAATGGTGTAGGTACAACAATCAATCTAACCGAACCATACACAAACTATTCTATTTTATTAGTAAGTGGAACTTATCCAGGTGGCGTTATTGAGGGATTCGGACTAACCGCATTACCTAACGCAATTCAATTAAGTAAAGCGAATGTAGTTGACTCAGACGGTAACGGGGGCGGTATTTATGAGTGCTTACTATCCAAAACAAGTAGCACTACTTTAAGAATAGATAACGATGTGTATTTCGATTTAGGCAGAACAACAGGTTCTGGCGCTAATGCAAACAAAGTTACTATAACCAAAATTATGGGGTGGAAATAATGAAAATCACAGTAAACGATAAAAACGAAGTTATCGGATACGTTAATACTGGCGGTTTACGCAATAGTTTAGATGTAGACGATAATAATGTGCCTATAAAATTTAAAGAAGAGTTCGAACCTAGAAAGTTTGTATTCACTAACGGCGAAATTAAATACAACAACAATTTTGAAAAAGAAGATGATTCGAACACACCAAGTCAACAAACTGCAACAGATTTGAGTGATGAGGAACTTCGCGGAATGGTTGCGAGTATGCAAATGCAGGTGACGCAAGTAAATATTTTGGCGATGGAATTAAAGCAACAAAACGCTATGTTAACACAACAGTTGACTGAACTAAAAGCTGGTAAAACAAATACAGAGGGGGACGTTTAAATGGAGAAAATTAAGATGATTTATCCAACTTTCAAGGACATTAAAACTTTTTATGTGTGGGGTTGTTACAAAAACGAGCAAATTAAGTGGTATGTAGATATGGGTGTAATCGACAAAGAAGAATACGCATTAATCACTGGAGAAAAATATCCAGAGACAAAAGATGAAAAGTCGCAGGTGTAATGCTTGTGGCTTTTTAATTTAACACAAAGTAGGTGACATAGTGTTTGGTTTTATCAAACGACGTGAGCACGAATGGCGAATTATGCGCTTAGAAGAAAACACTAAGGACACGTTTAAAAAACTAGATAGCATTGAAAACAGTTTAAGAACACAAGAAAAAATTTATGACAAGTTAGATAGAAACTTCGAAGAATTAAGGCGCGATAAGATTGAAGATGAAAAAAATAAGGAAAAAAATGCCAAAAATATTAGAGATATCAAGATGTGGATTCTTGGATTAATAGGGACGATACTAAGTACGTTTGTTATAGCAATATTAAAAACAATATTCGGTATTTAAAGGAGGTGATTACCGTGCTTAAAGGGATTTTAGGATATAGCTTCTGGGCGTGCTTCTGGTTTGGTAAATGTAAATAACAGTTAAGAGTCAGTGCTTCGGCACTGGCTCTTTATTTTGATTGAAATGAGGTGCATACATGGGATTACCTAATCCAAAGACTCGAAAACCTACAGCAAGCGAAGTAGCTGAGTGGGCAAAGTCGAATATTGGTAAGAGGATTAATATAGATAATTACCGGGGCAGCCAGTGTTGGGATACACCTAACTATATTTTTAGTAGATATTGGGGTTTTAGAACGTGGGGAAACGCTAAGGATATGGCTAATTACAGATATCCTAAGGGTTTCCGATTTTATCGTTATTCATCTGGATTTGTACCGGAGCCCGGAGACATAGCAGTTTGGCATCCAGGAAATGGAATCGGCTCAGACGGACATACTGCAATCGTAGTGGGACCATCTAATAAAAGTTATTTCTATAGTGTCGATCAAAATTGGATTAATTCTAATAGTTGGACAGGTTCGCCTGGTGCATTAATCAGACATGGATATGCGAGCGTTACAGGCTTTGTCAGACCTCCATACTCAAAAGATACTAGCAAACCTAGCAATACTAATACAAGTTCAGCATCAAAAGCCAATGACTCAACAATTACTGGCGAAGCGAAGAAACCGCAATTTAAAGAAGTTAAAACAGTAAAATACACTGCTTACAGCAATGTTTTAGATAAAGAAGAGCACTTTATAGACCATATCGTTGTATGGGGAGATGAACGCTCAGATATTCAAGGATTATATATAAAAGAATCAATGCATATGCGTTCTGTAGACGAACTGTACACGCAAAGAAATAAGTTTATCAGCGATTATGAAATACCACATTTATATGTCGATAGAGAGGCTACATGGCTTGCTAGACCAACCAATTTTGATGACCCGCGTCACCCTAATTGGCTAGTTATTGAAGTATGTGGTGGTCAAACAGATAGTAAGCGTCAATTCTTAATGAACCAAATACAAGCTTTGATACGGGGTGTATGGTTGTTGTCAGGAACAGATAAAGAATTATCTGAAACGACGTTAAAGGTAGACCCTAATATTTGGCGTAGTATGAAAGATTTAATTAATTACGACTTGATTAAGCAAGGTATACCAGATAACGCAAAGTATGAGCAAGTTAAAAAGAAAATGCTCGAGACATACATTAAACGAGATATATTGACGCGAGAAAACATTAAAGAAGTAACGACAAAAACGACGATACGAATTAGCGATAAAACATCAGTTGACAGCGCATCCAAAAGAGGACCCACTCCGTCAGACAAAAAACCAAGCATCGTTACTGAAACAAGTCCGTTCACATTCCAGCAAGCACTGGATAGACAAATGGCAAGAGGTAACCCGAAAAAATCTCATACATGGGGCTGGGCTAATGCAACACGAGCACAAACGAGCTCGGCAATGAATGTTAAGCGAATATGGGAAAGTAACACGCAATGCTACCAAATGCTTAATTTAGGAAAGTATCAAGGCATTTCAGTTAGTGCGCTTAACAAAATACTTAAAGGAAAAGGAACGCTCGACGGACAAGGCAAAGCATTCGCGGAAGCTTGTAAGAAAAACAACATTAACGAAATTTATTTGATCGCGCACGCTTTCTTAGAAAGTGGATACGGAACAAGTAACTTCGCTAGTGGTAGATACGGTGCATATAATTACTTCGGTATTGGTGCATTCGACAACGACCCTGATTATGCAATGAAATTTGCTAAGAATAAAGGTTGGACATCTCCAGCAAAAGCAATCATGGGCGGTGCTGGCTTCGTAAGAAAGGATTACATCAACAAAGGGCAGAATACACTGTACAGAATCAGATGGAATCCTAAGAATCCAGCTACACACCAATACGCTACTGCTATAGAGTGGTGCCAACATCAAGCTAGTACAATCGCTAAGCTATATAAACAAATCGGCTTAAAAGGTATCTTCTTCACAAGAGATAAATATAAATAAAGAGGTGTGTAAATGTACAAAATAAAAGATATTGAAACGCGAATAAATAACAAAACTGTTGATATCGGCGACATCGGTTGTCGCTTCTACACAGAAGACGAAAACACAGCTTATGTCAGAATCGGAATCAACGACGAAAAAGGCAGAATCAACTTCAAAGAAAGTAATTTGACACCTAAGTTACATCTATTCACGGAAGATGGTTCTATATTCAAAAATGAGCCCGTTACAATCGAAGATTACAGTAATAAACAGTGTGACATAGCCAAAGAATTAAAAATAGGACATGTGAGTCTATACAGAAACTTAGGCAATTTCGTTTTAACTAAAACTAATGAATTAATGTATTCAGACGGTGTGCATCCTAACAAAATAGGTGGATACGCAATTTCAAATGTAATATACGACAGATTATTAAGAATCTAATTTAAAGCTAACCTTTCGAGGTTGGCTTTTTATTTTGGATAAAAGGAGATAAGAATATGATTAATTGGAAAATTAGAATGAAACAAAAATCATTTTGGGTAGCGATATTGTCAGCTATCTTTTTATTTGCTCAAAACATCACAAAAGCTATTGGGTATGATATTCAAGTTTATACAGAGCAATTAACAGACGGTTTAAACGCTATATTAGGATTTTTAGTATTAACTGGTGTGATTCAAGACCCGACTACTAAAGGTATAGGTGATAGCCACCAAGCTTTAGAATATGAAGAACCAAGAAGAAAATACTAGGAGGTAAAATAATGAAAACATACAGTGAAGCAAGAGCAAGGTTACGTTGGTATCAAGGTAGATATATTGATTTTGACGGTTGGTATGGTTACCAATGTGCCGATTTAGCAGTTGATTATATTTATTGGCTATTAGGTATTAGAATGTGGGGGAATGCAAAAGATGCAATCAATAACGATTTTAAAAATATGGCAACAGTATATGAAAACACACCATCGTTTGTTCCACAAATAGGTGATGTGGCTGTATTTACCAAAGGAATATATAAACAATACGGTCATATTGGTTTAGTGTTTAATGGCGGTAATACAAATCAATTTTTAATTTTGGAACAAAACTATGACGGTAACGCAAATACGCCTGCAAAGTTACGTTGGGATAATTACTATGGCTGTACACACTTTATTAGACCTAAATATAAAAGTGAGGGCTTAATGAATAAGATCACAAATAAAATTAACCCACCTGCTCAAAAAGTGGTCGGTAAATCTGCAAGTAAAATAACAGTTGGAAGCAAAGCGCCTTACAATCTTAAATGGTCAAAAGGTGCTTATTTTAATGCGAAAATAGACGGTTTAGGCGCTACATCGGCTACTAGATACGGTGATAATCGTACTAACTATAGATTTGATGTTGGGCAAGCTGTATACGCGCCTGGAACATTAATATATGTGTTTGAAATTATAGATGGTTGGTGTCGTATTTACTGGAATAACCATAATGAGTGGATATGGCATGAGAGATTGATTGTGAAAGAAGTGTTTTAA